GTTTACGCTGGTCTTCTATGGCTTCCTGTCTTTTCTTGCGCTGTTCGGCTTGGAATCGCACAAAATCGTTGTACATACCGCCACGACCATACAACTGCATCATTGACCGGAGTTCTGCTTTCTTGGCGGCAATCTGCTCTAAGGCCATAAACTCCTCAAGATCGCTTCCGTCACTGCCACCTATTCTGCGCCATATGCTGTTCTTCTTAGCATTGCCACGCGCTTGCAGTTCTTCTTCTGCCTGTACAAACGCACCAATAGCCTTCCCAGCAGACATCAAGTCCTTGCCGTTCATGACGGTCTGTTTCAGCACACCGAACGCTTGATTGGCTATCATAAGCTCCGCAATCACTAATAAATCTCCGGCAACAAGTCAGCATTAACGTATTTAGGCACACAGTAAGCAATGACTGCATCCTTCGAGCTATTATACTGTAAATCGTTGGGAGTGCCAAACCGCCGAGAAACTTGGCTGGCGTACCAGTTACAACGGTCAATGCTGGCAAAGAACATGTCGCCTGACGCTAGGTAGCGGTCATCACCTGCACCAATATAGACCAGCAATAGGAAGACATGTTTCATTCTGATGGGTCAGTTAAACGCTTTAGCCACTGTCTTTCTTTCTTAATATACTGTTTCTTTATGCGCTTACGCTCTCCTCGCCTCCACTTTAGGAAGCGTTTAGCTTTAGTCAGCGCATCCATCTCATCGCCTGTCCTCATCGGCATCCGTTTCATCTAAACGAAAACCGCCCTAAGGCGGCCTTGCAACCCAATGACGAAACAAAGGGCGTGGTAAATCATTTCTTTTCCATCAAGCGATGAAGCAAGTCCTCTAATCTGCCGAACCTGTCTTCAATGCGTCCCATCATAGCCGCCATCTCATCCTTATGGATAAAGGTTTCTCTTGTGGAGTTGATGCGTTCCTCAAGGCGGTTGACACGATTGGTTAGCTGATTGATATACCAACCACCGCCAGCAATAAACGCGCCAATCAATATATCAAACAAGCTACTCATATCCATAACCCACTCCTATTAGTAAGGGCTATCACCTAGTACAGATACATCCCAAGCGGCCTTTAAGCCAGCAATGTCAGTAGCATTGTCAATAGCAGGCGCGGCAGGTGCATCACGCAACGCATCCTTTGCAGTAGCAATCGCAGATGTGTCTGAGCCAGCTTCGAGAGCCTTCATCAGTTCAACGTCCTTTGCTTCAAGCAATGGCTTACGCGCTTCACGAATCTTGTCGCGGAAAATTTCCTTTGCCTTCGTCATGTCTTCGCTAATCACGTTGCCGGACAGTGTCCACGCTCCGCGAAAATCTCTGTTTGCTGGAACGGTTGCAGTTGACGCATCAATCTGATTACCGTCCTTGTCTACGATGTAAGTTGTTACAGCCATTAATGTCTCCTATGCGGCTAGTTCATCAGATATACGCCACGCATTGCGCCACGTTCGTTGTTGCGGTAACTGCTCTTTCTTGCAGATTACCATCTTCGGGCGGTTGCCCTCATCCCAAGTCTGCCATACAGACTGTGGTACGTCCTTCATAATTAAATACTCAATAGCTGACTTTTCGTCTAGGGCTTCAATGGGTTGCGTCTCATGCAACAGGTAGCCGCGAGTATGCTTCTTGAAATCCGGTTGTGCTTCGTCTTTTGCCAACTCGTGATACACCCACACTGGCGGTAGGATGCCGCCTTGTAAAGCGCAAGCCATCCAGTTAGGGTCAGGCACAAGTATCTTGGCGCACTCATCAACGCTGTCCTCATAGACCACACGATAGTCAGACTGCACACCGTCTAGGTTTTCTTTAGCCCAGCATAGTCGGTCAAATAGGTGAGTGCCTTTGAAGTCTGGTGTCTGCATTAGGCGAGGTCTCCGTGAATTGAAATATAATTAAAAGCAGTGGTAGCCTGTGAGTTACCTGCGTTATAACCTGTGTGATGTGTTATAGTTGTGCTTTGAACTGCTGAATTGCAATATTGAGAACTTGCGGCAGTAGATGAGTTTGCGCCTGTAGATGTTGGACACATATTACCTGTTGCATCAAAAGCTGTAGCATATGTTATTGTAAATGTAGAACCTGTTGCATCTGTTACACTACTAATCCCAAAAGAACCATTAACAGTATTTCCTGATTGATTGTAGTTAGTCCAAGCCTTCGCACTACCATTAACAACATAGTCCGTAGTCACCGAACCTGCGGTGCTGTGTTCCAGCGTATCTGCTATAATTGTACCAGCCATTATGCTAAATCTCCGTTAATTGACATGAAAACATCAGAAGCATCAAGCAAAATACTCGCTGTATCATAAGAGTTTAATTGGATAGCCAATGTGGTCTGTGTAAAATTATATCGCAAACTTGCTAGGCATCGTAAATTGTTTGTTACTCTAGCACCAGAATTGATACAATAATTTGCGTTATCCATAGCATTACTTAGCGTGACTGTGTATAAGCCAGTTCCGTCATCCGCTAATGAACTGACACTTAGTGAATCGCGTGTCGCAATAGTGCCTGTGCCATCAAAGTTAACCCAAGCCTTCGCCAGCCCCTGTTGCAAGGACTGAGTAGCCGCACCGCCCTCGCTAGTCACCGTAATGTCGCCAGCAGAGGTCTTGCCTGTGAGATTGTCTACTAGGATGGTACTCATGCTAAGTCTCCGTGGATTACTGAAAATGTTTGCATATCGTAGTCCGTCCTGTTTGAACCTGCATTTACAAAGAATGTATTAAAGTCATATCCTGTTGTTGTTTGAGTGCCGCTTGTAAGGTCATGACCAAAAATAGCGGTGCTACTCCCTGTGTCATTTTCGCCAGTTGTAATTGCGTAGTTAACACTTGCCATTGCTGACACTAGATTAACCCCACCATCTCCTGTTCCGTCATCATCTAATGAGCTTACATTTAGGCTGGTGTTTATGCTGGCTTGTCCAGAAGGTATATCTATAAACATCTTCGCCGCACTCTGCTTAGTCAGCGTGACTGCACCGCCCGATGTGTTCTGTATGGTATCTGCTCGTAAGGTACTCATGCTATCACCAAGTTACCGTTGACTGTCAACGTAACCCCTGTTGCAACGGTTAGGCTAAAGAAAGCCCCAGCGTTGTCGCCAGATGCGATGGTTGTGTTAGTGTCAAGCTGTTGCTCATGCACTCTGAAGATGTCGCCCTTGCCGTTTGTCGTGTCGCCAGTCGCGCCATTCTCACCTTGGAAATAACCAGCACCACCAGCAGGGATATCAGCCCAAGTTAATGTGCCTGTGCCGTTAGTCTGCAAAACTTGATCTGCATCGCCATCGCCATCAGGCAGTGTCAGTGTGGTGGTAGCTGTGACAGTCGCCGGAGCTTGTATCTTAATGGAATGGCTTGCGTCATCATCCTGCAAGTTAAGGATATCAATACCAGTAGTACCAGCCGCAAAGTCAGCCAGATGGCTCATCTGTTCGCGCAGGGCATTATTCACATTGCTGGGTAGCATACCCTCGTCAATGTTAACGCCGCCAATGTCCGTATTGGATGCCGCAGTTGCGCTGTAATCCGTTAATTTATCTTTGCTCATGTGTCACAACCTCTGGTGTGTTTATATCATTTACCTTACTGGTCAGCAAGTAAGCCCTGCTGGACAAACGGTGCGGCTTGCAAGGATGTTGCAAAAGGAAGCCCCTTTAAGGCTTGCCCTGCTCCGGAAATTGCCTTTGCCGCCGTTTGCGGTGCTAAGTAACTCAAACCATAAGCATATGGCAATGCACCAGCAACCATTGCGGCCGGATCACCTGTGGCTAATAGCCCAGTTGGTGCGCCTATTAAAGCCGCAGATTCTAGTAGCTCTTTAGCGGAAAGTCTTTGTGCAGTTTGACTGCCCACTGGCTTGCTTCCGATAGTCGCTTGTGCGGCTTTGGCAATTTTTTGAATAGGTGAATCCCCTTCAAGCAAAGCCCTGCCCTGTGCTGTTTTATCACCAGTTGTAATAGAGCTTAGTAACTGTGACGGAGTAAATGTTTCTTCACCAAATGTTTCGGACTGCACACCCACTTTTTGCACAGTTGTTCGTATTGGTAGATATCGCTTGAAAGCCCTGTCTGCTGTTCTTAGTGCCTGTGCGCTGTCTGGGTTATTCTTTGCCAGCAACGCAACAATGTCATCGCCAAACTGCTCAAAAGCCTGACCAACTTTCTGACTGTTTACATTAGGGTCAGACAGATACAGTGCTGTCTTGTCGTCTATATCGGATAAAATCCTTTTAATATCAGTGCCACTACCACCGAATCGTTTTAAATCACTTATGATTTTACTCATTTCAGTAGCGGCAGTAGTCTTGAACTCAGGGGCGACATTCAAGCCCTTCAATGAATTATTATATGCAGTTGACAAGTCACCGCCTACCTGTGAGCCTTGTAGTTTCATGGGGCTTAAAGCCTTATCATAGGCTTCATTGAGAGTTTTGTTCGCCCACGCATAAAGATCGTTGCCCTCTAAGTTTTCCGGTGCTTTTACACCTAGTGGACGCAATGCTTCGTTAATTGTGGCGCGATTAAACTGAACCTTTGCCTGTTCTCTAGCCCTTTGCACGATAGACCCAACAAACGGCATCGTTTGAGCATATGCTTCTTCAAATTGACCCATGCCACTTTTGACACCGGACTGCTGGCCAATTGTCAAAGGCACACCCATCTTCTTCATTCGCTCTGCCATTGGGCTTTGCGGAACGCCCTTAAATGGTGGAATGTACGTTAATGGTGACATACCACCACTAAGCAATGCGCCTGTTAAAGTGGTAGCAGGGTCAAAGTCAGATTCCGCACCAGCATACAAAGCACCACCAGCCGCAGATTTAGCCATTGTTGATGGTAGCGTTGCACCCATTGTTAAACCAGCCGCAGGAAGGCTTCCAAGCATTTGCCAGCCCATAGCGGCGGCTGGGTTTTCCTGCTGGAAAGCCGCCCTGTCTTTGTCTATGATCGCTTTAATTTCGCTGTACGACTTGTCAGAACCCAATGACACTAAGAACGCACTAGCTTCATCATGCGTACCGAATGACAAGCCAGCACCGACCTCACGAGCCACATCCGTGAGGACTTGCTTCCAATCGCGCTTTCTGCCCTGACTATACTGTAAATCTTCGCCTAATTTTTTAGCCATTTAACTACCCATATATCTGAAAGCCACCGCTGACATTGTCATAAAAAATATCGCCCTCTTGAATAAACCCTTTTTCAGCCAAAGCGTTCAATTCCTCATTGCTCTCAGGCGAATAAAACGGTGAAGCACCACTTTGCTCAAACTCTAATTCAAACCCTGTTGGATCGCCTTGGTTTCTACTTAGGTAATCCATATAATCATCACGATACTGTTTTTTGAACCGTGACATCTGCTTCATGCCCTTAATAAGCATTAAGTTACCCTGCGTTGATGTAGATAGACTAGGAACAGCCGCCGCAAATAGATTAATTTCCATATCAGATGTTGAACCTGATCCTGCTACCCTATATCGCGGAATAAGGTAGGAAATTGTTTTTTGCACAAGCTCTTGATCGCCCAATTTATCAATTTGATCGGAAGGCAAAACGCCCATTGCGTTTGCTATTCTTTTAACATCCAAGAAGAACCCAGAACCAGCACCTGTTTCAACCCCACCCTCAATAGCGGCTTCAATAAGGTTTAGGCGCGGAATAATATTTGTTTGCTCATTCGTAAGTTCAGTATCTAGGTCTTTAAGGCGCGTGACCGCATATTTGCCAAGTTCTGCCTGATAAGCAGATTCCGTCTTAGGTGCTTCAACAGTAACTCCGCCAGTCTTCATGAGGAAATCTGTCATAAACTGCTGACCTTCTGGTGTATCTGGGTTTAGGCCTACATCAATAGCCGCCTGACGAGCCTTTGATGGTTCTGGCATCGCCTGTTGATACAACTGCATCACGGCAAGCTGATTAGCTATTTCTTGCTGTTGAGCCTCTGCCTGACGCTGGCGTGTTACGTCTGCCGCCTCATTGAACGATTGCAACATAGACCCTGCAATCTGACCAGTTGTTATCGGTCTGTCCTGATAGCCAGACAACTGCAATCCAGTAGCCGCCGCCGCACCCATTCCAGCAAGTGCAGGACTACCCTTGGCTGGCATCCGCAACTGTGCGGCTCTTAACTGATCTAATCCGCTTGGCGGTGTTTTTGGCATATCTGCTGGGCGTGCCTGTGGTACTGGCACTCTGCTAGTTCTTGCTAGTGGCGCAGTTGGCATTGCAACGCTGGTAGGCGTTTGTAACGGCTGTCTAGTTCTAGCCGCAATAGCCGCCATTGTAGGCTCTAAATAGTTTGTTCTAGCCATAGGCGAGGATGGCATCATTGTGCTGGTAGCAAATGGGTTAACAAGACCAAGACCCATACCTGACTGATACCTCTGCTGTGGCGTATTCCCAGCAGGAATAAGTGGAGCAGGATTTAAGTTGTATGTCATTGCCATTAGCCCATCATCCCTAGTAAACCGCCGCCAATTGCAAATGGAGCGTAAGCACCAGCACCTGAACCTGCTGGCAAGAAATTAGCCGCCGCTGTTGTTGCACCTAATGCGCCACTTAATGCCCCAGCCGCAGGGTTTCTAAACTGTGGCGTGATTGTTTCACCACCAATAGTGCCGCCCTGTATCATAGCCATGTAATCCGCAAGTTTTGCAGATGGTCTAGCTTGCTCAAACTGGAAACGCTCGATATCAGCCGCAAGTTCTGCGCCAGCCTGTGCCTCACGAACCGCGCCAACCTGTGCAAGTGTGCCAAGATCAGCAAAGCCAAACTCACGAGCCGCAGGTGCTTGCTGGATAGCGGCTTGCTGGGCTTGATATGCGTATGGGGCAAGGGCTTGTGCTACTGCCGCTTGCTGGTAGCCAGAGCCGTAACGTCCGGCTTTGGCGGCCTGTGACTGAACCTGCTCAACCACTGGTCTAAACGCCGCTGACTGTAATGGGTTAGTTCCCATCAGGTTCTGCATAACAACCTGTTGTGTGGCTGGGATAAAAGGACTGCCAGATACGGCCTGTTGACGCATACCGCCCAGTGCCATCTCAGATTCAGGAGAGAAGCCGACAACGGTACTTTCTGGGTAGTATTGCGGTGTTGGTGATTCATATAGACGCTGTGCCTCTGACAGACCGTACTCCAAGAACGGCTGTGCATACGCTGGTGCGGCTGTTGATGATGTAATGGTTCTGGTTGAACCGCCACCCTTGCTCATATCATAGTTCCTTCACAAAAACTGTGGCCTGTG